ATAATAACACACTTAATTTATTACAGAAAACACGACACTCAAAATGTGAATGAAATGCGTGTCGTTCTCATCCATCTTTTCAATATTGGTATTTTTTATTCTTAACATTTGACCACCAAAAGTTAATTGCAAACCTTTATTGAATCCAGCCTGAAAAACGCCAGCGATTTGGAGCCCTGACCACTTGCCGCCCTCTTGGGCTTTAGGGGTATTGATATTTATTTGATAAATACCTATCTGAATATCACTTGAATTATCTGCAAGGCCGACACTATTGTCGGGCCCGTAAAGTGGCTTTTCTTGAATAAATGTTTCGTTCGGGTTTGGATCGTGCGCCTCTCCATCAGGGATCAACAAAAAACTATTGGCAACTGAAATGGCTTCAGCATTATCAAGTAAAGCTTTTGCTAAATTGAATTTATTGATCATCTAATTTTTCTCGCTATCCTACTAACAACAAGCGGCCATTGTGCCGCCGCTATTCTAACCATTCCCAATGGTGCCATTTTTTGCGCCTTCGAGCGTATGGCAAAGCGTTCGTTAAATACAATATATCACCAAGATCAAAAGATGCGCTTAAACCCAAGAATTCAGTAAACCTTGCTCCGCCAGCTTCGCCAAATCCTTTTTTCGACTTGTTGGTTGTTGTTCTTTCATCAGGTTGATTGAGCCCAGAAAACCAATTGTTTCTAAATAGCCCGGTATCAACTGGTGAACGTTGTATAACATCTGAAGCCGTCACAACATAGGCTTCTTGAGATATTAAGCGCATTCGTTCTTTGTTGCGCCTCGCTATTTTTTGCCATTGGTTAGCCATGCTTTTTAACTAATTCATAACCATGAAGATCGGCTATTTGCCTTAATGTTTCAGTGCCTAAAAGGGCGTGAATATTATCTAATTCACTACAACTATTAACGTTTACTTCAATAGTTGCTGTCACAAAGTCGTTAACTGCTATGTTTAAGCTAATTCCGGTTATGTTGTTTATTTCACTTCCTGAATCATTAAACACTTTGGTTCCGGCACCTGTAACAACGCCTGATTTAGTTTTTGGTAATATTATTGATATAGTCATCCTATTTCCTTAACTGAAGTTTTTGCCAAATAACAACGCCATCGAGGGAAACTAATTTAGGTGTTCCAACAATACGAAAATCAACACCGTTAACGGTTGTTTGCATGCCGATTTCAGGAGGTGTTTCGCTGTGAAAATAAGCCCATGAATCACCGACTTGAATAACTGTTCCGTCAATCTCACGAGGTTTATAGTCGGACAATGATGTAATAGTTCCGGGTATTGTAATAGTTCCGGGTATAACAACATCAGGAACAGCAGCCTTTACATCACCATTACTATCAAAGCCGCCTGTAGTTCCTTTTTTAACAACTGAACCAGGTGCACCGTATTTCTCAATTTGCCCAAGAGAAATTAAGCGTGCATTATCCCAATCATAAGCCATTAGAAAAAGTCTACCGAAGCGACTTTATCACCAAGGCTAGCAAGACAACCATTTGATAAAAAGTTAGCCGCTTGACCGTAAGGTGTATTGTCAATTGTATTGTTGAACTGAACAGGATTAGAATATTTTGTTTTAAATCCGTCCGGGCCTTCTTCGGTGATAAATCCGGCTGTCGATGAGCTTTTTATTGTCGCGAGGTAAACGAGGTGCGCCGATAATTGCAACTCGACCTGAGTTAATAACGCTTCATCACTACCGATACAGTCCGCGTTTGCATTAACTATTGAATTAGCTGCATCTATCCAGATTTGAACTACATCATCAGTTAAAGCGGTCGTTACAATCGCTTTAACTTCTGTAGGTGTTACTCGTGACATTAGCTAGCTTTCTTTTCTGCTGCGGTTAGCTGCGCTTTAAGATTTTTAATATCAATTTTTAAGCCTTCATTCTCTTTTGTTAAAGAGTCGTTTTTAGCTTGAAGCTGTCCGCAAGCTTCGGCAAATTCACTCTCATCAATGACTTCAGATTGTAGACGAACTTTACCAACAAGGTTTCTGGCTTGTTTTTTAGTCAAAGGAATAACAGCGCCGACCTTGTGATTTAGGCAATGCTTTTTAATTACAACAAATTTTTCAGTGGTTTCTTTTTTAGGGGTTGCCATGGTTTTTCATCCTGTAAATTAAATTAAATTCAAATAGTTTCACCCAAAAAGCCGACACGAAGTCGGCTTTTAATTAGGTTATTTACCCATTGGTTATACTGAAGCGTGTAAAATACCCGTATTTCCGGCTGAGTCAACTTTGATAACTTGCACCATTGCCGCATAGGTTGTCATAACTTGCCCTGCCATAGGGTTTGTTTTAACGTGCGGAACTGAAACAATATCAGAGGCAACAGCTAGCTGAATAGTTCGTTCAAGCATTTCAACAAACATAACATTACCATCGGCTAACTTTTCACCGAATTTAATGTTTTTGATTTCTGGAATGCGCTTTAAACGATCTGCAACCGTATCACTCGGAAAGCCTGAAACATAATCTTGATCCATTGCGGCTTTGAAGTTTCTAGGAAAGTACATAACAACACTATCCAGCTCGACACCACCTTGATCAGCAAACATGCTGCCAACAGCATCAATAACTTCACCTACAATTTTATCAAAGTTTGCAGTTACCGACCAATCACTAATTGTTTTAGTTCCGCGATCGGGGTGTGTTGTATAGCCGTATATTTTTTGAAGTGCGCCGTTAAAGTTAACAGTAATATTACTATTACCATTAAATAACGTTTCCTCTAATCGCTCAGCCACCATGCGCACCGACTCACTTAAGCCTAATGATTTTTTGTAAGCAAAATCCTGTTGACGCCATGGAACAGTAAAAGTTTTATGCGTGATCGGATTTGGAACAAAAATTTCACCTATAACAGTATCGTCATTATCATAACTGTTTGGGTTTTGATCTTGTTCTGCATCCGTAAATGAATTTACGTTTTCAGTTCCGATAATTTGCTTACCGATATCTTCAGGAAAAGATAAACCCGCAAAGTCGTTGCGTTATTAACGTTAGTGTAAATTTCGTCTTTAACTGCATTGGCAACTGTAGAGTGATTAGCCACAATTTTATTGTTGGCGTCAACTAAAACCCATTTGTTTAACCCGTTTTCAACAAATACACCTTCATGCAAGTTTGCATAATCAGCCCAAGAGTTTTGAGCCATAGTGATATTTGCGGCGAATTCAGCGCGAGAAGCGCCCATTGCACTAAGCGCCATAACAGCACCGGCAACCATGCTTTTCTTCATATTATTCATGTTCTTTCCCTTACGCTACGCGAATTTTAATGCGAGCGACTGCGCCGCCGCCTGAATTATCAACCGCTTCAATTGCATAACCAACAATAGAATCACGTTGAACGGTATCTGTTGCGGCGTCTGCGGTAGCTGTGCGAACAGTACCATCACCGGCAGACTCTAAAGCAGCACCATCAATAACGGCGGTTGCAGCAGCAGCAAGCAAGGCGTTAACCTCTTGACCTGTTTGATATGCGCCATAACTAACTGATGCAGCATCAGCATAAGCCTTGTCAATATCACCAGCAACGCCAAGATCTGTTTGTGCAAACAATGGTTGCGCATTTACCGCGGCAGTTGCATGAACTTTAACTTTACCAAGAGCTTCTTCAACCAAATGACCCGGCAAAATACCGGCGGCAGCTGCTGAACGCTCTGATAAGAATGGCGCGCCTTTCTCGCCGCCAATTAATGAAATAACTTGTTTAGTCATTATAGTTCCCCTTAAGACCAATCAACCGCAGCTGAACCAGCTTTAGAAGAGTTATTGACATGCTGTTCACCAGCGCGAATTGCAATTTTTTCAGGCGTTAACATATTATTGATCACATCAAGTTCAATCTGTGATTTGCCTTTAAGCATATCGGCGGTCATTTCTGAGTTAGCAATAATATTATCAACAATGCCTTTGGTGGTTTTGGCTTTATCGGCTAGATAAAGATCGAAATCAGCTTTGTTAGTTGTGAATTGTTCATAAGCCGTAAAATCAAAACCTGAGTTGGTTAATAATTCTTTGGCCGCGTTTTTATCAAGGGCATTAGTAGCGACAATTTTAATTAAGTCATCGTCAGACATTGCCATAAGGCGATCATTGTCTGCGACTGTTAATTTGTTCGCACTGTTACCGATGATAGCTAAGACAAGTTTGCTTTTGTCCATGTCGTCTACCTCTTGGTTGGTGGTTGGTTTTTTATTAACCGTTATAAAGCCGTTACTCAGCTTTATTTCGTAATCTTCAGGATTAGGTAAGATTTCTGTAATCTCATCTATTTTTTCATTAAGTGATATATCGCCAAAAGAATCATTAGCGTTATAAACTAATACTTCGCCTTCAGCTTCGTTTAAAACTAATTCTGTTCCAGCATGCTTACCAGCATCATTATTATTTAATAAAGTTGCAACATGATCAAAATTAAAACCTTTACCTTCACACGTAAATTTAACGCCAAAATCATCAGTTCCAGTTCTATTTATAACTTGAGCTATAACAAGCCCAGTTGAAACGCCAATTCGTTCACCGGCTTCAATGCGCCGTATTGTTTCTTTGCCGGCTTCTGAATTATTGGCAACTTCTTCATCAATTAAGAAATCAGCAAAAACACGCTTTCCCTTTTTGCGAGGGTTGCGAAGAAATCCGCCGATATTATGTTTATTATTTGCTACCGGGTGAAATGCAGGAACAGCAACGCCATTAACTTCAGGGTGACCATTAGGAGCCGGCAACATATTCAATTGCATAAAGCTGTTTGTAACTTCTTTATCAGAATAGAAAATGTTATTCATGGTGATATCACCGCGAATAGGCATTATTGTTGTGACAAGATGTGAACGACCAGCAATAACTTCACGCTTGAACTTGCCTGAAGTTTTGGAGTTGATTAATATTTTAAGTGAGTTAGGCATTATAGAACCCTTGTTGATTAGTTGTAATATACATTAATTAGTCAATTTAACCAAATTTATGATTCGTTAGACAAAAGAAACTTTCTTTCTTTTTCAAATTTAGCCTCAACCCTTGCTGGAACTCTTTCTTCAATAACCGGCTTTAATCCACAACGACAATTCCAAGGACTAATAGTTATGTTCCTTGCTGCTTGTTCAGGGCTAAATATCTTACCATGCCAATTAGCATGCAAGTGCCGAACTCGCTCATCTCGAACCGTTATCCATCTAATTTCAATATCTTCATCTGATAAAATAGAAAGATCTTGTGTTTGTTTAACAACCGCCCTTTGTGATGCCTGAGCAACTTCGGTCGCGGCAATGACTTCAGATCGGCTTGTCGTAACGTTAATTCTATCAGCAATCGATTCGAAAATAGAATCAACATCAACAACACCAAGGTTTTCATGAAGAATGCTTTTAGTATCTTCAAGTAATTTAACAACC